TCCTGTAATGAAGCTATTTTTTTAAGCATATCCTTTAGCTCTTCGGCTTCTTCTTCGTTAAATTCCACTGTTAATCTCATGCCTATTCCGCTTGGTTGTATTGTTTTTAGATCGCGTGTAAGCCAATCATTCTTTCAGCGTCATTGAATCGTTCTGAGTTTCGGTGGTTCAAAACTACAGATTTTGCGTCTTCTTCTGTCATCTTTAGGTTCGGTGCTGATTTTTTACTACATGAATATTTATTGCCCCCATTCAGGGGTGGTTTTAAAAAATGAATGAAAGCACTTTCTATTTCATCTAATTCAGACTCAGGTATTGGCAAGAGATACACCCTATCAAAATCTTTGTTATGTTTATGACTTTGTATTCGCCCATGAATTGATACCGATTGACCGACATACATCACCTCATCATCCTTGCATAAAAAATAAACTCCAGGTTGGTGAGAATGATTAGGAATCTGCGACAATCCCAAGACATTACAGATTGACATAGGGGGTCGATCATCTACAGGGGGGCAAGGGTCAATTATCTTAAAGCCATGCTTGACCATCTTTCCCCTGTTCATCACCATCATGTTTTCAGCCAGCCAATCTTTTACTTCTTGCAGTCGAAACTTATATACAGTTTTGTCAAAACAATAACTAGGCAAGAATCCAGATTCTGCAAGCTCTAAAATTCTATCAACAGGGAAATCTATTTTTTCACTCAGTTGCTGTGGTGTCAGCAAACTTTGTGGATAGGAATTTGTTTTGTGTTCAATTTTATAAGGTAATGGTTTTAATACTTGTTCTGTGTCTGTCATGTTCGCCTCATTCGTTTTGACTCGTTGTTAAATCTAAGTATTCGCCTTTTGCTTCTAGGATCAAACCCTGTTCTGCATAGAATTGCTGCATCCAATCCAGAAAGTAAGTCATTTCCCCCTTATCCCATTTACTGCTTGAGGTAAGTTCTGTCTTGTTCTGCTTAGTTTCAGGATTGATTAAGGTATGAATCAAAAAAGAATGTTTGGTATCACTATAACAGCGTGTCTTAGTATACCTTTTCATACTTTCTAATTCTATGTCAGTGCATTTATGACCAAATGTATGTTCGGCTGCATCTCTTAGCCATGTGTGCATTAAGGCATTCTGAGGTAAACCCCTGAGTGAGAAGTCCGTACACTTCATTCCTACGGAAGAAAAGGCAATCGAACAATGCCCTTTATCCTTCACAATCTTGCGTATAGATTCCATGCAATCCTGTATATCCCTTTCAGTTGATACCATCATTGTTGTAGGCATAAAGATTCCTCATAGTTCAGTATCTCTTGACCAATTAAATAAGCGATTTGAGGCACAATACTATTTCCTAGTGCCTTTAACTTAGCCACCCTTCGGGGTATCCCATTAGCCACTCGACCCATGCTGGGTTCAACTGTCCAGTGGTTTTTTGGCGACCACCTTCCATGTTGATGATGACTGTTGAAAGGCTTTCTTGTGTCCCTTTCTTTCCATTGGAACGATCTTGATAACCTAATCGAGCTTCGTGCGCTACAGGGGTAGGCCACAATCCACACTCTATCTCGTTTGTGTGGCGCACCAATCGAGGAAGCTGAAATACAGTGCCATTCCGCATCATACCCGACCTTGGAAATGTCCCACAAAACTCGCTCAAACCATTTCCCTTTGTTTCCAGAAAGGAGATTTGTGACGTTTTCAAAGATCGCGTAACGGGGTCGAACTTCCCCAAGTATTCGGGCGCACTCTGACCATAAGCCTGATCTTTCTCCCTCAATTCCTGCTTGTTGTCCTGCTGTAGAAATGTCTTGGCAGGGGAATCCGCCCGTGATGACATCTGGTTTGATTCCATCCCGAAAAAGTCTTGTTGCTGTAATTTGTCGGACATCTTCATAAACCCTCACAGTAGGCCAATGCTTCTTTAAAACAGCGATAGGGTAAGGTTCACATTCAGCAAAAGCTACTGTCTCAAATCCCCCAGTAGACTCTAAGCCGTATGAAAACCCCCCTATACCACTAAATAGATCAAGCACTTTCATAAATGTTTTGCTGTTTTTCATCCAACATAGGCGTGAGCTTATCAGCAACTTGATTTAAATCGCTGTATTGGTCGCTTTTGAGTCTAGGGTCGTCTTTTTCTAAGACAATAGCCCCTAATTTAGCGTCAGCCATAGACCAGAACGTATCAAAGTCTTGGCTGTAAAGTGTTTTTCTTTTCAATGTATTCTCCTTTAATCGTTAGACCAAGTTGGTTGTCTTGCCTTCAATGACTCGTTCGTATTGACTGGTTGTCTGTTTTCGTATGACTCGTTAGCACGTTATGGTTGTGTTTTAGTGTATGACTCGCTTTCATCCTGTGGTTGTCTTGACTTCAGTGACTCGTTTTTATTCTCAGGTTGTCTAATCTTATTTGACTCGTTATCTATCCCTGGTTGCCTTTCCGTCAGTGACTCGTTCGCCAATCATGGTTGTCTCTTCAATCCTGACTCGTTTGACTAAGTTGGTTGTCTAGTCTTATTTGACTCGTTCTTTTCCCAGTGGTTGTCTGTCGCACTCTGACTCGTTCTTTACCTCTGGTTGCCTCGCAGATTTTGACTCGTTAAATTGTTCTGGTTGTCTTAGTGACATTGACTCGTTTAGCTACATTGGTTGTCTCCCCGATACTGACTCGTTTACTCACGCAGCTTTGCGATGCACCTTCCCTAGCTTTGCCTCGCTATAGGTTGGAGCAACAGGCAAGCCCTCTATCCCGCGCCACTCGTTGTAGAGGTCTATCAGGAATATCTTAATCATGTAACGCACCGCCATGTTGTGTCTGTGTCCTTTAGACTTATCTTTGTGAGCGTCCATATGCTCTATCCTATGCTTGTAATCGTCATAAACTTGGCGGTACTTGCACTTATCAGCAGGTTGTTTCATAAAACTACTACCCAAAACACCCACTAATTTGGTCTTCAAAAACGGATTAAAAGTAATGCCCTTCTTGGTTTTAATCTCTCCTTCAGCATCCGTATATTGTGAATCCTCTAGATGTTCCTTCCTTCTGCTACGCCCCTGACCATCACTTGCTACATCTAGCCCTGCATACTTGTGTAGACTAGAAGGATACTCGGCTTTGGCAATATCCATCTCACTAATAATTACCCCTGCCATCGCAGGGCCGACACCCCTAACCCCTACAAGAAATTCATTATAAATCGGGTAGTCCTTGAGGACGTTCCCCAGTCTACGGAAGTGAGATTTCTCCTGCTGCTCTAGCTCCAGGTAGTTATCCACCAAGCATAGCTCTGTGTAGTCGCTGATAACCTCGTCACCTTTAAATGTGGCTTGTCTTGGGAATGTGGCTACACCCTCTGTTAACAGCTTGTGAGACCTTCTGAGGTTCTCTAGAAGCTTCTGTCCATCCTTATCAATGGTATCCTCCTTCTCGCTAGGAGCTTGCCCTAGCTTGGCTTTAAAGTTGCCTACCAGTCGGTTGCCAGTTTGGATACGATTCTTTTGAATGTCATATGCTCCACGCACGATTGTTTTAAGATTGCTCATTTGCTTTCCCCCTTCTTAGCTTTTGGTTTTAACTGGGGGTCGCTGTGTAGTAATAAATCAGCGTAATGCCCATGATCTTCAGGCTTTTCAAAGCCCATTAGGTGAGTAATTCCATCTAATAAATCGTCTAAGGCTTCTAGTTCTTCCATCTTTGGCCCACGAAATACTCCCATCTGAATGTCATTAATGTAATCAGTGAGCATATTGACTTGCCTTAATATCATTTCTGGCCGTCTACGCTGCACAGTGCTTTCAATCAAAAGTTTGTGGGTGTTATCTATATCTGTAGTCTTCATATCATTCTCCTGGTTTATATAAATTAAAAGGGTATATCGTCATCAAAGTTGTCAATTATCGGGCTTTGTTCAGGCTTGGCTTGTTTTTCCACAATCTTATCGTCTAGCTTTTGAAGATTGTTAACCTTGATCTGCGTAGCCTTTACCTTATGCTTCTGACCGCAATCAAACTCCTTCTCATACTCGCTAGTCTGTATCTCACCTTCGATATACAACAATGAGCCTTTGCCTACATAGTCAGCAATAAAGTTATCCACTACGCTGCCAAACATAACGCACTGGTGAAAAGTGGTTGTTTTCTTACCTTTGTATTCCTTATTGGTCGCCACTGAAAAGTTAGCAACCGATAGAGAACCCCCGTCTTTCTTCGGTATTTGCTTGATATCAGGGTCGTTTACACAATTCCCGATAATCATAGCGTTATTTACACCTTGCATTATGCTGCTCCTTCAAATTTAAATTCATGCACATATTGTTCTATCAAATGCACCGCTTCGCTAACTTCCTCAGTCATAGCCGTAATTAGATCGTCATTGCGGTAAACCCTGCATATAAAGGGCTTTAGCTTTGGGTGATAGGACATAAAGTCCCAATAGTTTCGGCCAGTTATCCACATACAACCCTGCACCTGCTGAATGTACTTTGTGGGTATCTCCCCAGACTTATAATATTCCATGTGTATTTGTGGGTTCTTTGGACACTTAATTTCCAGACCACCTAACATTCCGTCCTGATTAACGTCTATGAGGCCATCAGGACTGCACCCTGCCTCAAGATTAGGATGTTTGCAGAAATCCACCTGTACAACGTCTGTGTCTGTGAGAAGGCTGTAATAAGCCCTAGCTTCAGGTTCGTGATAAGTTCCCCAATCCAAAGCATCTAATTCATTGGGGTCGATAGCTGTATCAGGGCTGTATGGTGACGCACTGGTGATAGTCAGTTCTGACCTATGCCATGAATACGGCTTGCCTGTAAGCACCTCAGCAGCCAAACCCATACAATATCCATCAAATGACGCACTACGCTTTCCCTTAGTGGTAATCAGCTTTGAGTAATTACTAGCACTGGGTATGCCTAATCTAGCCTGTATCCATTCCTGAGTACCCTGACCGCCACATTCAACGATTCTAAAGGGGTAATTCATAGCAGCACCCCCTGACCTTTCTTCTCAGGCGGTAGCAATTTGTATTCATACAAGCCCCCGCCTTTATTTTCCTTCTCTACCCTATGCGAACCAAACCTTTCCTTCTTTAAATGCCTTAATTGGGCGCTTATGGACGCTTCTGGGTCGCCTGTAGCGTTAGCTATCTGTCTGAGGGTTCTAGGCATACCATCCTTCATAACATTGTATATGCGCTTTATTTGACCCGTTAAACGCTCATCATCACGTTTGGGGACATAATCGGAGCCGTTGAACATTTCTTTGTATATACTCATGCGTCACGCTCCTTCTTTGCATTAAGCATCTGTACTGCCTTGTCCCAGTCTTTAGTTAATAATTGATTAGTATCTTTTACCTTGAAAAGTTCACAAAACTTGAGCTTGTTTGATTTTGTATCAATCATTAACTGGGCAAGTTCTTTTAACTGATCGGGAGATATGTATTCGGGCTTTTCTTTGGGCAATCCTTCACCCTGGTAGATGTAGTAACCCAATCCAAACATAGCCATATTCTTGGTAAAACAGCGCATACGAGCATCACTAATCTCGTCACAAGAAGGACTTTGAACACCATTGTTTTTGAAATCAGTCACAGCCAACCACATAGGCCGAGTAATATCGCCTATGGTGATTTCAGTATTCACAGTGACCGATTGATCGGTATGCACAACGTCCGGTAATTGCTTCACTTCAGCTTCGGGGTAATGCTCCATAAGCGTAGCCCAAGCCCAATTCCAAGGGAGATAATCAAACTTCCCCTTTTGCTTTTTGTGTTCGTTGCAATCAAGGCTTGAGAGTTTTTCCCAAATTTCTTTTGCTTCACTCATGATTCACCCCCTAAAAGCTCCTCACGGCTTTCTAAGGGCTTGTTTATGGTTATTTGATCTCGCATTAGTATTGTTATCGCAAACACCTCCACGCCGTCTGTACGCTTTCTGATAATATCTAAAAGGGTAGCGTATTCGGGTTCCTGAGCAACCTGTGGATTTAGAAGTAGATCGATTACCATTTGGCTTTCGTCTACGTCAGTTGAGTAGTTGTTAAAACTTAGTGTGCTGTCTTGCTTTGCCATGTTATTCACCTCTCCTATTTAAGTAATTTTCTATTTCAATAACTTCAAATTCGTTCGCTTGCCAATCTTCTTCAGCTGCTTTGTAGGCTGTAGACACCATGAAATCAGTATCTTCTGCCCTTTCTATTAAATATTGCGCGTAGTCTTTACTGGTTTTTGAAAAATATTTAGCCAGTTCGCTTTGAGGGTTGTTAGCAATCTCAGCTTTTAAAACTTCACAGAACTCGCCCCAATCACCGCCTATCTGACAGACGTTAAACATGAAATCAGGGGATTCTGGGCTATCGGTGTGTGATAGGTTGTCTACTACTTCATTGAGAACCCAATCAGGGGCTTGCTTAACTTCACCATCATTACCATCTGTCCACCATAACTCGCGTGGGTAGTCTTGGATGATTTGGTTAAGCGTTTTGGGTTTAATCTTTATTTCTGGAAAGTCATTATCTGACATTTCTATTTCTCCTTGCTAAGTAAATTAAAATTGAACTTAATGTATCTGTTTCTGTTTGTCTACCATTATTTAATATTCTTTAACATTATTTCATTTAATAATATTCAAGACATAGTAGTCTTATGATGGTTATGGACACCTTTATCCCTGCCACCGAACAAATACCCTTAATTGTTTATTAATCGATCTATTGCAGAAACTAGTTTATCTTCCTGATTGGCCTAGTCAGCCCCCTCAAATGTCCGTTAACTCTGTTTGTTGTCCTAACCTTACGTTAGACACGCTCCCATCACTCGCGGATCAATTAATAAGTTCCAGGTTTTAAGTCCCTGTAGACATGAGCCTTTGAGTCAAACTATTGACGCTATCGGTTAAGACTTTACAAACACCCATAACGTATTTTTGACGCTATCGGGCGTTATAACTTGACATGATACAAAATAAGATAGGAAAATTGGCGAGTCGGTTTATGACTGGTATTTTTTCCTTTATCTCTTGTATCGGTCTTTTAAAACGCAGCCTAGTAAACTGCAACCCGATAAACACACTTTATAATAACGGATTTATTAATACAAGTGTGAGTTCCCACCCCTTGAATAGCCCCCATCACTGGGGGTTTATTCTTATAGCCCTAGTTCTTTTAACAGCCAATCGTCAAATTTCTCTTCGTCTTTGATGTAATAGCCAAAAGCCTTAGCATGATCTCTCTGTAGCTTTTTAGCCCTTGCGCGTTCCTTGCGCTCTACTTTAGCCCTTCGATACTCACGCCATTGTTTAGTCATACGCCACGATTTGAGTTGATATTCTGATTTAGTCATAGTTCACCCCTTTTTGTTAATCACTGCCTTTCTAATTGGTCAATATCAAATTGATCTGCTATATAGGAGTAGTCCCCGTCAGGATTAGAATACAGTTCAACTTTGCCGTCTTTATCTTCTTTTGGATTACCATCTTCATCCACCAAGTAATACACTACGTCCCAAACTTCTGCGCTATATTTTTTTTCTTTACTCATCATCGTTTACCCCATTAAAATAAAAAGACAATTACAGTTAAATAATAAAAGCAAAGCGTAGCCCCTATGCTACCCGCTATGAATCCCGCTATCTTTAAACCTAGCACCCACCAGGGTAATTTTGGTTCATCAGACCACCGTAGTTTGTTGTGCGGATCGTGCTGATTAAGATTTTTGAAATCGTGCATAGCTTCTTAACTCCTTAAGTTATATAATAAATTCAGTTATTTAGGGCGTATTTTACCCTTAAACACCCTGCCAATTTGACAGGGTGCTAGTTGTTTAACAATTCGGTTAGGACTTTGGCGGCAATGTTTCAAAGCTCAGAATAATATTTGCCATAAAAGACCAGTAATTATCGGTCACTCGTTCTTGGATTTTTTCGCTAGGGTCAGGATTAATTGACCCCATATCAACGGCTAGTTTAATAATATCCTCATTCCAGAAAGGAATATCTAAGGCTAAACCAGAAAGCCAGTCAGCAACGGCTTGTTGTTTGCCTACTCGCTGAGTATTAAAGCCGTACTCGTTTTCAAATTTAGCCAACAAATAAGCTATTTTGTCTGCGTCAGTTTTCAACGGCTTACCTTCTCCGTTAGTTTCTATCGTAGATAAAATAAACTTTTTGTAGTTTTTCTTATAAGCGGTATGGTGTAACTTTGTCATTGTTTCATTCCTCTATTAAGTAAAGTTAAGTATTCCTACCACCAAAACCCCGCATATAGCGAGGTTATAGGGATTCCAAGTGATTAATTATTCGTTATCTTTTGTTACTTCCTCCCAACAAAGACCGCTCATAAAGGAATAAACGGCTTCATTACCAAGCAAATGCTCTTCAATAGACGTTAAATATTCAATCATAAAATCTTCATCTTGCAGGATGTCATAATCAGAAAAGTTATTTTTGTTGTATCGTAAAAACGATTCTCGCGTTAAGAAGGCAGGACAAGCCCAACCATTCCAATAATGACGATCTTTAAGAAAATAGCACTCGTAAACATCTCCGCCATCAATTGAACAATAGCTCTTATCAAACAAATCTGGATTGTATTTTTGCATTGTAAACCCTCTTGATTAAGTAAATAGTTTCACCCAAAAAGCCGACAAAAGCCGGCTTGATTGGTGAATATGTGAGTCTAGGCTAGACGATTGCCCAAACTTCCTTGTATTCGGTTCCATCCCATGAATAGAGCGTAATATTGCCGTGGTCGTTAATTACAGTGATAAAATCTTCAAAATTATCTTCATCGGTATAAGCATTGATGTCGTTAATGACCTTGTGAGGTTCAATCACCTTATGGTGAGGGCACGATTTAAAAGCGAATAACTGATTAATCTCGTCATAATCTACTGACACGATATATTCACCATCTCGCGTATCAATGAAAGTGAATGGTGGGAGTTCTAAATGTTCGGTTAGTATTTCAACAAGATCATTTTGGAAGGACTCATGATTTTCTAGCCAATCGCCATTGATTCGCTGCCATTCCCGACAATCGGGATTGTCTACAGGCTCAGAGCTGATATTCAAAGATTCAAATTCATCTTTTAACGATTTGGCATGATCTCCAGCCAATTTAAACAATTCATTAGTGATAAAGCCCATAGTCTTATTGCCCAATGAACTACCTGCCAATACGTCACCTATTTCTATCTTATCCATAATTCTATCCTCGTTTAATAAATGGTTTAAAGATTATCTAATTCTATTAATAACTCTAAATGAGAGTCTGATAATGCTTGTGGAAAAGAACCCATAAATGTGCGCACCTTTTTTAATGCTGTTTTATTTCTCTTCTTTCTAAGATTGTTAATTAAAGATTCAAAGATAACTTCAGGAGTTATAGACGGATCATATAAATACATTCTTAATTCTGTTATGCCGTGTTTAGAATAATCTTTCATAATGTTTTCCTGATTAAGTAAATGGTAGAACCTATTATAACTATATACATATTATATGCAACTAATGTATACGATTATATTAACGGCCTAAAGAACCTATTCTTTAATTACTTATATAGATATACAAATAACCTAATAAGGTTTAACCAATTAACAGAGTTCAAAAGATTCTCAGTTGTCTATTGTTAAATGTTCTCTGTGGCAGCCATATCCACATTCACACTTCAAGTTTAATTTTACTTCCTTAACATTTCCTTAACCTGTAATTCTATCCAGTACTCGATTCCTTAACCTTCCGTTAACCTGTGTATAAACCCAGCCTGGATATTCATACAGTATCTATCTACCGAGCGTTCGTTCTATTCTAGGTGGGGTTAAATTATTTAGGGGGGAGGGGGTGACGCTGTGCTGTTATTATTATAGTAGCCCCCCAATCTTGCAAAAGTAGATTTAGGAAAGTGTTTGTGCGCCTTGAATGGTGTATATTGTGGTTTAAGGTATTTTTTGTAAGAATATATTTTATGGAACAAATTAAAGAGGTTGTAGAAGCTCCTAAGAGGCCACGTGGGCGTCCAAAGAAACCTAATAGGCTAATGACTAGGGAACAGTGGCAAGAAGAGTCTAAGAAGGTCTCAGGGCGTCCTAAAGGTATGCGTACTGCCATTGAAAAATTAGAAGAGCGTTTATTGGCTACTAATCGTATTGAAGGGGTGATAGATTCGATTGTAAATGCTGCCTCTGACCCTGAAAACAAGAATCAAGCTGCCGCCTGGAAATTGATTATGGATAGGATGGCTCCGTTAAGTCATTATGATAAGAACAAGGGTGGTGAAAGGCCACAGATACAAATTAATGTTTCGGGTATTAACGATATTAAAACTGAAAAGG